TCATCTCGCCACCTCCTGTTTGTGCGCCCGCAATGAAGCTAAGACGCACAGCAGCCTAATGTCTCCATCTGTGCCTTTCTCGCAAACAACAGCTAAAGCGGTAAGTAGCCCGCAAAACTCACTCCGCAACTCGCGGTTTCGGTTGACGGCTTTCACCATCCTGAAAAGGGCGGCGGCGATGGCCGGAAAATAGCCCTCGCTTTCGGTTTCGTCGATTGTGCGCAGCTGCTTTTCAAGCTGTGTAAACAGCGCGTCCGCAGTCTTTGGCAGGCGCTTGTAGTTGGTTTGGCTCAAAAACTGCGCATAAGCGGCTTCGGTGGTTTTCTTTGTAAGCATTTTTATAATCCTTTCTTGACTTTTGGAGGGGCTGGGGATTACAATAGGCTCAGCCCCTCCGGTTTTGTAGAATCGTGTGGGCTAGGCTCTTTGCATCGTGCTTTGGCCGGCGGTGATGCAAGGGGCTTTTCTTATGCAAGGGTAAACCTCCGGGCGGTGGTCTGCCGGGTGAATGCCTGGGCGACCTCCGGCATTGCCTTTTTCAAGGCCGTGGTGTCGATTCTGACAGTGGTGACGGGTTTCCATGTGATCTTGTACTCCCCGGCATAGGCCGTCTCGGAATCGCCCATGTGTGCCTTGATGGCGTCCTTGATTGTCTCTGCTTCTGCCTGGGCTTCCTCAATCAGCCGCTGCAGCTCTCTAAGCTCCTGACATTTCATTTCCAATTCGTTGATGCTCATGGTTTTCTCCTTTCGTGGTGGCGGATGGTTGTTAAAATCGTTTCTGAGCCGTTTCCCCCGCGTGTAGCTGGTGGGTTTTCGGACAAACTACATTGGGTGGGGTGTTTATACCTCCGGGGCTAGTTTGCGGATTTCTCCCGAATAGGCGAATGGATGTTTTGCGCCATGCGGGCTTTTTGCGCTGCCTTACGCTCTTCTGTCCACTCCTGTTTCTGGATAAATGGGTTGTGTCCCTCCCGATAGGGGTACAGGGCGCATCCGGTGCAGGTGCATAACTTGACCTCGTTGGAGTTGCCGCAGCAACAGTCAAGGCACTTGGCACGGATGGCCTTGATCGGGGTCAGTCGTTTTTCTTCCATTTGTTTACCTCCTAAGATTTTGTTTGCCGTCTTTCCGTGCTGCCTCCGCCTCTTTGTGTTTGGTATAGGACTTACAACAAGCGGTGTTGAAATTGGGCTGTCCTGTCCTTCATGGCATGATTATACTACTTATTAAGTAGACTGTCTATTGACAAAATCGCTAATTATTAAGTAGGTTTATTGGTTATTTTTATACTTGATAAGTATATCTGCTGTGTGGTATAATGTGAACAGTGGAGAAGAGGCATTTTTATAAAACGCCTAACCACATGGTAGAAAGGGGTGAACCAATGCCAGTATCTGATGCACAGAGGAAAAGCGCCCAGAAATGGGATGCCGCAAATCTTGACCGCATTTCCGTTGCGCTACCAAAAGGTAAGAAAGACGAAATCAAGGCTGCTGCTGCTATCCACGGCGAAACAATGAATCAGTATGTTAAAACTGCCATAGATCAGCGGCTGGAGCATGACAGACCCGCCACCGACCCCACAGAATAGCAAAAGCCAGCAACTTCGCGGGTGCTGGCTTCGTTCGTTTTGTGGGCTGACACTGGTAGTGAGGATTCCTGACTGTCCAATTTTGGACACACCGCCAATTTGGCGATATCCCACACTTTGTGCGTCAATATGCATTTTCCTGAATTTTGGTTCATTTTGGTGTTGACTTTTTGAATTAAAGTTCATATAATAACAGTGCGGAGAAATCCGCAAGCGTAATAGAGATATTACCGCCGCTGTCGACTTGTAGAGCGCAAGTCAATAAAAAAGAATGCTCGCTGAGTTGATCTCCACATAGAGCGTGTGGAGGGTAAACAAAAGAATGCTCGCAGAGAAGAACGGTCACGCTCGCGCGTGGCCGTTTTCTTCGGCTATGAGGTGTCGAATAATGCTGAATGTCATTTTCCTAACCGAAAAATTTTATCGGCGCTATAAAGATTGTCCTGAAATTGAACAGAAAACAAGCCGCCCTTATATCCGGGTTGGTGTCCTAATTGATGGCGTTCTGTGGGCAATCCCCATGCGCTCCAATATTAACCATGATCATACGATCTGGACAGATAAGGCCAATAAATGCGGCATTGACTTCACAAAGGCTGTTGTGATTGACAACCCAGCCGAATATATTTCTTCGATTAAACCGCACATCCGCCCGAATGAATTTGAAGTATTGAAAAGCATAAACAGCTATACCATAGAGCAGAAAATGCGGCAATACATCAAGAAATACAAAAAAGCGAAGCAGCACATAAACATTTCCAGAAACAGGAATATTGTGAAGTTCTCCACCCTGCAATACTTTGAAGATTACATATAAGCACACCACGCCCCCGACCATCAAGGCCGGGGGCGTTGCTCTATGTGGTTATGGTGATTCCTGCCTTTTCCAGCATTGCCCGCTTTTCCTCCGGGGACATGGAAGCAACACGGGCGGCAACTCTCCGGGTCATTGCTTCTGTCTCGTTCTCGAATGCCTGTTCGTTCCGCCGCTTGCGTTCGTATTCTTCCCGGCGCTCCTGTTTCAGTATGTATTGCTCCTGTATGGAGCTGCCGGACAATCTGAATGCCCCCAGCCCCGTACCGCGGTACATATCAAAGTCAAGAAAGCGGTGCAGGGTTCTGGACTTGCGCAGTTCCCGGATTCCCTTGCTTTCCATCTGCCGCGTTCGCTCCTGGCTTTTGCCCATGACCTCCCCGACAGCAGATAGCGTCATATCGCCCCAATACCGCAAGCGTAATACCTGCGCATTATCCGGGGAAAGTTCGCTTATAGCGCCGTCTATGGCCTTATGGAGCTGCTCGTGGTATACAGATTCTTCCACGTTCTCTATTGCATCTGCCGCCCTGCTGTCTGGGACAAGTTCGCCCAGAGTGCCGCTGTCCGGCTCGTCAGGCTGTACAGGCCGTTCAAGGCTCACAGCGGTATTCAACGGCTCACACCTGCCGCTTTTCGTGCGGTAGCCGGTAGCCTCTGAAAATGCAGTTTTCAGATGGAACATGAACCATGTGGAAAAAGCGCCGCGCTCCGGGCTGTAGGTCTCCACCGCCGCCACCATAGCCAGATAGCCGGTCTGGTACAGGTCGTCAAATTCCACGCCCCGGGGGTTGCCGCTGAGCTGCAGGGCGGTCATGATTTGCATGGCTTTTCGTTTCACAAGGCCGTTTACCTGTTCCCACAGCTCCGGCGTGCGCCCCTGGTCACCCTGCCGGATGGCAATGGCTAATTCTTCGTTTGACAATGCTCACCCTCCCAGCCGGGGGCATTTGCAGCCCCCGGCACAATCCGCAGAAAATCCTTTATCTGCGACCCGCCGCAGTCCTTCGCGCCGGGATTCTGTTTTGCTGTGGAAAAACGCATAGGGTCAGTGCTTCGCCCTTCTGCGCTTGTCCACGGAGATAATGCCGCCGTGCGGCGGTTCTCTGTTGGAGCTGCCGCTTAGAAACTCTCGACGAAATCACCGGAAAGCTGCTCCCACCATTCGCCCATGCTGAGCGTTACGCCGGGAGAATCGCGCCGCTGACCGTTGCCGCCGCGCCCGCTGCAATAGTTGGCAACGCCGATCATCTCATCCCACGCCCTAAAGGTTGTTCCCATGCCTCTAGCGCAGTCTCGCGCAAGGCAGAATAATGCAACCCTGTCTTTTGTGCTGTCTGCGTTGTCCGCCGCTTCCTTCGCATAGTGACCGATCAGCTTTAACATAGTCGGGTTCCCCTCGTATCTGTCCGCAAAGCCGAAATAATCATCTACCGCCAGAATGCCGGTTTTCATCAGCTCAAGCGCGTTATTGTCAATAGCGGAGGGGTCAGCAAGGTTGCTCGTCTGCACTTCCTTTTCCAATGCGCGGCGGAGGCCTGCGGCCTTCGCATCGAACTCCGCCCAGATGCGAACCGCTTCTTTGCGCAGGTTTGTTTCTGCATCTTGGAGCTGGAGCGTGGCGATCTGCTTTTTCATCGCGTCCGTTCCCGCGTCCTGCATGGTCTTTCGTGCCTGCTCTACTGCGTTATACGCGGCGGTGTATTTTTCCCGTGCCTCCTTGAAAGCGGTGTCAAGGTCTTTTGCAAAGTGGTTATACTGGCTCATTTCGTAGTCCTTTCTGTTGCAAATAGGGTGCAACTCCCATTGTCGTACATCATACAGTTATTGCCGCAGGCCATCCCGCCGGATATGGGGCAACGTTTCCCGGTCTGTGCCGTTCCTGGCCTGCATCTGTCCCCGCTCATAAAGGCGCAGTCATCACCCCGGCAAACGGGGTCCATGGCCGTTGAAAATGGGCAGGACTTCCGGCGGGGCGCTGGTTCATAACTGTGGGTTGGCGATTCTGTCCCCATCGGTACAGTTCCGAATGTGGTATGAACCATCGGCATATATTCTTTGCAAGCTTCCCCCATCCATCTGAACCGCTGGCCGTTGCTGTCAACTTCCGGGTATTGATCAAAAATAGACATTTTTACACCTCCTTATCAATCGTCTTCGTGGAAAACCGTCTTTTTACCTTCTGAATCCTTGAACAAAGTAGCTGATTCATAGCTCACCTCAAAAAGCGGGGTGTGGTAGCCTGTATGATCTTTCAGCAGTTCAAGATTTGCGTCATACATGGCGCAGTAAGCGGGGATGATCTGCTTGTTCCACGTCTGTTCATCAATCGCGTGGGAACAGTGCGGGCATTCTCTGGCCTTGCCATATCGAATGTCCCGGCGGTAAACCGCCCAAATGCCGCCGCAGTAGTGGCATTTGATTCGTAAATAGCCCATATTTTCACCCCCTTCCCTATGCGGAAACGCCCTTTTTGTAAATTACACGATCAAGGGCATAGGCAACGGCGTCAATCGTGTGGTTATCCTTATCCGGGAGAACGGAAAGAAAGTTTCCGTCCTTATCCGTGGCATAACTGTAGTTTACAAACTCCCGGTATGCTTCGGGGGTTCGCTTCGGGTCAATGACAATGCGGCGATGCTGTAACCATTTCACGCGGTATTCCACACACCCGGGGAATTTCCTGCATGGTATGCACTTGATCCCCTCGGCCTGAATGTCGGCGATACTCTTAGGCTCCGCGCAATCGGCGGTAATGGTGTACTGCTCCGTATACTCGCCCACATAATAGGCATAGCTTACTTCCTGTCTCCTGTCGTAGTGGCGGCGTTTGATCTCGGCGGCGATCTGCCTGTTTGACCAGTGCCGTTTATAAATTTCATCCAGAAAATAAACGGTGTCGATCTTTCGGTCATAGGCCACACGCACAAAGGCGCAAGGGTCAACCGCGAAACCGAAGTCAAGCCCCATGAAGATATAGCCCATCTCGTTTATTTCTGCGTCTGTGATCTCCCCGATTTCCAAATTGGGGAATACCTCGCCGCCCGTTCCGGTTGCTATGCCCATGTATTCATGCTCATATGCCTTGTAATTCAGCGCTTTCAACCGCTCGGCCTCATACAGAAACGCTTCACCCAGCCACTCCGGGGGGACTTGCGTGTAGTTAGTCAGCAGTGTGACGGCCTTTTCGTCCGGCTCCTGTATGAATACGTTCGCCCAGTTGTTGGCACTGATGGGAGGGTTAAAGCTGCGGAATACGATTGCGCTGCTGCCCTGGCCTCTCAAGACAGACTGCATAACATTTCGGGTGAAGTTGGCGCCGGGAAGCTCTGAAAATTCCTCAAACCAGATATAGCGAAACGTACCGCGCCGGGGCTTGATGGATTTCAGCTTGCTTGCATCGTCCAGACCACGGAAAAGAATTTCCTGCCCGGTGGGGAGGTATGTATAGCTCATGGGGCTTACACGCCCCCGCCACAGGTGAGAAACGCCCAATGTGTCTATTGCCCAGCCGATTTGTGAATAGCAGCTATCGCGCAAGGTGTTGCCCACGGCACGGAATACAATGGCGTTTGATTCCCCATCCTGCATGATTCCGCTGACGATCTCCACAGACACAAACGACGATTTGCAGGAACCACGCCCGCCAGGGAGGTTGTATGTGCTGTGTCTCCCTGCCTTGACATCCTCGTGTAAGGGGTAGTATACAGGCGCTATGTGCTGCTTCACGTCGATGCAGTCGATCAGGGCTTTTGCTTCCTGCTGCCGCCGTCTGGCGGCATTGCTTGCCCTCACACGGCTTTTTAATCGGTCATAATACATCGGCTTCCCCCTCGGTGCTTTCCAGCTCTCTGAGAATGTCGTTGAACTCGGTGAACTTCAAGCCGTAGTCTAGCAGCGTCCGCGCCGCTGTAATGTGGTTTGCGCTCGTTTCTTCATCATCCGCGACAATAGCGCCCAGCCGGTCTATTGCGGCGGTTAAATTCTGCTGCAGCTGCCTTGTTGCCCTGTCCATGATTCCGGCGGCGGCGTGCTTATATGCTGCCGAAAATTCAGCGTCTTGCAGATACGCCCGCAAGGTGCTTTCTCCAATTCCGGCGGCTTTTGCTGCCTCCGCCCTTGTACGGCACACTAGAAGTGCTTGCAGGGCTTTTTCTTTGCGTGGTGTCAAAATTTCATACCCCCCTTTCAATCGGCGCTTTCTGCGGCTTTCTGGCGGTCATAGAGCCGCATAAAATCAGCAAGGTTCATTGTTACGCGCCACGGTTCCCGGCTTCGGCGGTGAAATACGGCGGGCAAACCGTCCTTGAAATACCGGCTATCTCTTTCGGCCTGCTCCATCCACTCGGAAAGCCGGACTTGTTCGCAGCGTTTGCATTCGATATGGATTCCCGGCAATCCCGCAAGGTCTGGAACCACGCCAAATGACAGAGAACCGCCGCGCTCGATAGTGTATCCGTATTCCCTCAGAATGGCGGCAAGCTCCCGTTCTCCGTCCGCGCCCTTGCGCTGTGATGTTTTCCCGCTCGTATCGTTCACCCCTTTCAATAAAGTTCTTCGTAAAATCGCAGTTCCCGGATTCTCCCGCTGAAAAAGTGGTTGATGTTATAGTCACAATGCCGGTACTTTGTCCGAAAGTGCTTGTCGATCATGGCATAGTATCCATCCGGGGAAACGTCTTCGGGATAGTTGCCCGTATTCTCCGGAAAGATATAGGGCATATCTTGACATATGCGCACGATCTGGCTTGCTCTAATGGGTGGATGCGGTTTCCCCATGTGCTTCTCGTACTGCTCGAAGTAGTACCGGAACACGCGCAAGGCATCTTGCAAGCTATAGACACTCTGCGGGTATACACTCGCGGTTATATCTGCGAATTTCTCAAAATCAAACGTCAATGAAAATCCTCCTTTCTTGGCGAAGTCCCTTATACAGAGAAAGAAACAGGGTTTATTCTCTTATGCAGGGGGGGTGGAATGGAGCGCGTAAGCGGCTCCGTTCCCTTTTGCCCTTTTATACTGGAAATGACTTGTCATTTCCCTTGTACTCTCTCGCTTTGGATATGGATATAGCTATAGATATGGTGTAGAAATCATGTTAGATTCCTAACGGATGTTCCCGCTCCTCTTTAATTCTCCGTTGGTAGTCTCGCTGTCGGTCAGCTTCGGTGCTTGATTCCCCGATAAAGTTCTGAATGTCAAGCATATAAATAGCCCCACTGTCCAACTTTTCAATTAGTCCAACATCTGAGAAAAGGGCGATTGCCTCGTTTACCGTTTCGCAATCGTGGCCGGTAGCACGCGCTATCATTTCCGGACTATATGGTATAGCGCCTGCCATTATCCGACCGTTCCCCCGCAAACTCAAAAGATAGAGCTTTAGAAGAATGTTGCTATACTGATAGCCATTCGGCATACTTTCAACGGCTATTAGTTCCGGGGATCTGAAAAAATCCTCTTTTAACCTCATATAAAAATATTTTTTGTTGGTACTCATTTGCTCAAATCTCCATTTCTAAAGTTTGAATTTGAAATATTCTTTCTGCGCTCCATACGGATTCGGGCCTGTTACTGCCTCAAAACGGGCATTTTATCGCTCCTCTTCGTCCGCTGTCACTTTGATGGGGGTATTCAGAAACTCGATCAGTCGATCTAAGTTGATCCAATAGCGGTTACCAGACTTCACATAGTACTTGAATTCCCCGCGCTTGATCCAGCGCCGCAGGGCACTGTAAGAAACACCCGTTTCCTCCGCTCCATGACCGATAGACACCATTCTTGCCTGCATCAAACCGCCTCCGCTTCCTTTGCCAACATAGTGATGATTTCCATGACCTTTGCCTTTTCTGCGCCGGGCAGCTCTTTCCGCAGCTTGCGGGAAAAGTTGCCATCGTTGACCCCCAGTTCTTCCGCAATCTGCCACAGGCACACACCTGCCGACTTTGCCGCTTCTCGAATATCCTTATTGTGCATACATTTTCCTCCTTCTCAGAAATTTGTTGTTGACAGCAATAGGTTATTGCCGTATAATCATTATAGCAACAAACAACAGCAAAATCAACGATATATTGCTTTATTTTTATATTGCAATCAATTGTTGCACAGAGGGGATTTATATGGAGCAACGCAACAAAGAAGCAGGGAAATACAACAAGCCGTTTCCCGCCCATTTAAGGAAATTGATGGGGGAACGGAATATCACACAAAATGAATTGGCACAAATTGTTGGCAAGACACGGCAAACCGTAGCACAATACGTTAGCGGCATTAGTGAGCCGGGATATGATACACTGGTAATAATTGCCAAGCACTTTAATGTTCCTATTGACTACCTTTTGGGAAAGACAGAAGATTATAGCAACGCTCCCTCGGCTGTTGACGAGTTGGGTTTATCCACGGAAGCGGTTGAATGGATTAAGAAAATAAAACACATCTCTTTTCTTTATGAGGATAGTGACAATCGAATTGCATTCTTGTCTCAAATTTTAGAAAATTCAGATTTTCAGTTGTTTTTCCATTATCTTTGCGAATTTTCATACGCTTGTAATGCGGAAAAGATATATGATATTTTATTTGACAAAATTTTCCCAGCTAATGATGGAGAGTTTATCAGCGACAAGCATATTGATGCTTTTAATAGGCATCTTACAAAAATGATTGAATGTAGTGATGTTAGCCCGAAAATAAGAGACTATCTTTCTGCTAAAATTGAAGCGGTTAATGGTACGGTGGACTCGAATTCGTGGATAGTAAATGCACTTGAGGGAGTGGATGGGTTTTCTATAAGCGATATTCCAGAACTTCGCGTAAAAAGAAGCTTTTCGCTACTTATGGAAAGTATTCGGGAGGACGCAAAGTATCAAAAAGTTGCTGATATTTTTTCTGATGAATTAGTCGTAAAAATGAAAAAAGATATTTACAGCGGAAATAATAACCCATAACTAA